ATTTACGGATTGGAATTATTTATGATAATATCTGATAACTCATGACTAAATCAAGCACTAAAACTAAATTAACAGAAGATTTAAAAACGATTGTTAAGACAGAGTTTGTACAAGGAGTTGAATTAGATTCAGGTGAGAGACAGCATTTTACGATAGAGGATTTAATCAAAAAACATAATCTTGCTTCAGCTACTCTATACAGAGCTGCAAGATCAGAAGGGTGGAAAACACTTAGAGAACAATATAATCAAGAGCTACAAGAGAAGCTCAATCAAATTAGAAGTACAAAAGTAGCAAAAGAATCTACTAAATGGGATGACACAATATTAGATTCTGCAAAAGAACTTCAACAACAGGCAATGTATTATTTAGAATTAAACAAAAGAGCAATGGATGCACAAGCTAAACCATTTCCCCCTAGTCAATTCCTTGCAATAACTAACGCCTTTTTAGTTGCACAAAAACTAGGTAAAATTGCATTAGGCGAGATAACAGAGAATATAAATGTCAACACCACTATCAAAGAAGCAGACGCATTCAGATCAGTTATGGAACTACTGGACTCAGTTAAAACAGAACGCATTAACAGCGACAGCGAATCATTACACTGATTGGCTAAAAACTGCTCGTAAAAAACAACTAAGCCCTGAAGAGGATTATTACATTTGGCTTATCCTTGCTGGAAGAGGATGGGGTAAGACAAGAACAGGTGCAGAAGACATAGCTTTATATGCTATGCGTAACCCTAATGTTAATTGTGCTGTTGTAGCTCCGACTCATGGAGACCTCAGAAGAGTTTGCTTTGGTGGTAATAGTGGATTGCTAAGTGTCATACCTTCAGATTGCTTTTTAAAATCTAATGACCAAAAAGGATATTCATCAAGTGTATCTGAGATTAGATTATATAATGGTTCAAAGATAACAGGGTTTGCTGCACAAGAACCTGAAAGACTTAGAGGACCTCAGTTCCACAGAGCTTGGTGTGATGAAGTAGCATCATGGAGATATCCTGAAGCCTTTGACCAGCTTATGTTTGGATTAAGGTTAGGTGACAACCCTCAGTGCGTTATAACAACGACTCCGAAACCAAATAAACTTATAAAAGACTTAGTAGCTAGAAAAGACTGTTATGTCACTAGTGGCTCAACATTTGAGAACGAAGCTAACTTAGCTGCTTCTGCATTGAAGATGTTAAAAGAAAAGTATGAAGGAACTAACTTAGGTCGGCAGGAACTCTATGCAGAAATTATAGATGCTTATGAAGGAGCTTTATGGAAGCCTGAATTAATAGAGGATTCTAGAGTGCAAGATAAACCAACTATGACACGAATCATTGTAGCTATTGACCCTGCTGTTACTAATAACCCTGATAGTGATGAGACTGGTATAGTGGTAGTTGGCAAAGATGCTAATAATGAGTACTATGTGTTAGATGATGTATCAGGAAAGTATTCTCCTGATGCGTGGGCGAGAAAGGCTATCAACTCCTATTATGATTTTGAAGCTGATCTTATTGTTGCAGAGGTTAATAATGGTGGTGACTTAGTAGAAAAAATGCTTAGAAATATTGACCATAATGTATCTTATAGAAGTGTTAGAGCTACTCGTGGTAAGATATTAAGAGCAGAGCCTGTGGCAGCTCTCTATATACAAAAAAGGGTTCACCATTTAGGTGTATATCCACAGTTGGAAGAACAGATGTGTAGCTATACAGGAGAAGCTAATAGTGGCTCACCTGATAGACTTGATGCCTTAGTATGGGCTATTACTGAATTAAGCAAGTCACAAGGACAAGTAAACTGGAGAATTAGCTAATGGCACAACGAACAATATTTGAAAGACTTTTTAATACAAAGACTGCAGAAACAAAAAATTCAAACATGATGGGTTACTTTGGTGTTGGCACTGAAGAAACAAAAGTATATACCTATCAACAATTAGCAAAAGAAGGTTATCTAAAAAACGCTATTGTATATAGATGCGTTAATGAGATATCAAAAGGTGCAAGTGCTGTACCTCTATTACTAAAAAATGGAGATGAAATTGTTGAACAACATCCACTCATTGATCTACTCAATAGACCCAATCCACTACAATCATACTCAGAGTTTTTTAATAGCCTATTTGGTTATGTTCTTCTTGGTGGTAATGCTTACATCCTTAAAGTAGGTTCAGATATGGGTACTCCTCAAGAGTTGCACCAGTTAAGACCTGACAGAATGGTTATAAAAGGTAGTGGTAACCCAATACCTGATAGATACGAGTATGTAGTTAATGGCAGAGTTCAAAAGACTTACAAGGTAGATCAAGTAAACGGATATAGTGAAGTTAAGCACGTTAAGTTATGGAATCCACTAGATGACTATTACGGACTATCTCCTATGAGTGCAGCTGCTGTAGAAGTAGATCAGTTTAATATGTCTAGTAAACATAATGTAAACCTACTGCAAAATGGAGCAAGACCAAGTGGAGCAGTTATATTTAAGCCACAGGATGATGCAGGGTTTGCTGCTAACCTAAGTGAATCACAAAGACAGCAATTACTTACCGATCTAAACAATAGATTCAGTGGAGCAGGTAATGCAGGAAGACCAATGCTTCTTGAAGGAGACTTTGACTGGAAAGAGATGGGTCTTACTCCTAAAGATATGGACTTTCATAGATTAAAGAACATGGCTGCTACTGATATAGCTTTATGTTTTGGCGTTCCTAGTCAGCTTGTAGGCGTTCCTGATGCACAGACGTATGCCAACGTATCGGAAGCAAGACTTGCTTTATACGAAGAGACTATCATTCCACATCTAAGAAAAATTCAATCAGACCTTAACGAATGGTTAGTTCCTTTATATGACGATAGATTAACGCTAGAGTTTGATATTGATTCAATCCCTGCCCTATCAGAAAGAAAAAGAAAGACTTATGAGAATGTTACCAGTGCAGTTCGTGAAGGCATCATGACTCGTAATGAAGCAAGAGAGCAGATAGGTCTATCTCCTGTAGATGGTGCTGATGGTCTTTATATATCAGCTAACCTATTCCCATTAACAGATGAAGCTGTTCCTGAAGTAGAAAACCCAATCAATGACGAGGATTTAGAAGACTATGAAGAAGAAGATAAAGGAATGGATGAAGAGATTGCTAACCTACTTGATGATGAAGTAAACAAAAAAGCAGTAAGTGATATAGATACAGTTCCTACTGATGCAATGGCAACAGAAGCACAAAGAGGTTTGAACTGGAGAAGAGAATTTAAAAGAGGTGGCACTTCAATCGGTGTTGCTAGAGCCAATCAATTAGTAGATAAAGAAAACCTATCGCCTGATACTGTAAAGAGAATGTACAGTTATTTCAGTAGGCATGAAGTTGATAAGCAAGGTAAGGGATTTAAGAAAGGTTCAGAAGGCTACCCAAGTGCAGGAAGAATTGCATGGGCTTTATGGGGTGGTGATGCAGGATTTGGATGGTCAAGAAAAGTAAGAAACCAAATAGAGAATGAATTAGATGGTAAGGCAGAAGCAGGAAGTCTAAAGGTCGGTGATATGGTTTCTTGGAATAGTTCAGGTGGAAGAGCAAGAGGTAAGATTAAAAGAATAGTAAATACAGGAACTCTACAAGTACCTGATACAGATTTCAGTCTTAATGCCACAGAAGAGAATCCAGCAGCTCTTATAACAGTCTATCAAGGTGGTGAGCCTTCAGATGTAACAGTAGGACATAGGTTTAGTACATTAAGAAAGGTTTAGATGAAACCCTTGGCGAATAGCTTTAATAATTTCAGACAGGGAAGGATTAATTCTAGGGCAGAAGCTAGAAAACAATTAGTATTTAGAAATAACCTAGAAAAAAGATTCTTCAGACAGCTCACAAGCCTATTTAACAAGTTCGTTAATACCAATCTATACCTCTATAGTGAATTTGGTCAGTACGAACCATCATTAGCCGAGCAAAGATTAAATGAAGAATTTATGCCATTGATGTTAGCTCATTACAGAAGAACCTTTAAAGCTATGTATAACTTTGATGAAGACAGAGTGCAGAGTAGGAAAGCAGATGACACATTTGTATTTGGAAGAAGCGTTGATTTTGAAAATGTAGTTAATCAATACTTTGCATCAAGACAATTAATATTAACTGGTATTAGTGCAAAGATGGCTTCAAGAATAAGTAACTTAATAGAACAAGGAAGAGCTGACGATCTAACGCTTTCTCAAATAGCAAAACTTGTATCAGTAAAGTTCAAAGCAATTAGCAGAAGTCGTGCAGCACTTATAGCAAGAACGGAAACACATAACGCAGCTTCATTTGCTAATCATTCCTATCACGCCACTGTTCAACAAGACTTAGGCATGAAGATGATGAAGAAGTGGGTTGCAACAAGTGACGGAAGAACAAGACCAGCCCATGCATTTGCTAATGGTCAAACAGTTGATATGGATGACGATTTTATAGTAGGTGGTATTCGTATGGATTACGCTGGAGACCCTAAAGGTGGAGCAGCCAATGTAATTAATTGTAGGTGTGTAATTATCTATGCAGATGAGCAAGATATAATAGAATAAAAAAAGGCTCAGTTAAGAGCCTTGATGGGATGGGTATATAACCCTTAGTTTTATCTATAGTAGCTATCGCAAGATGGTGATAGGAAAGATGGTCTGTTAAGTCTCTCC